AACAGGGCCCCCCGCCATGTTTTCCAAGCCAGGGCCGCTCCACGCAAGGGCGGCCTGACTTTTTCCTGCAGCCCAAAAGAGAAAGGCGGGAACATCGCTCCCGCCTTTCTCTAAAACGGCACAGACCGCCCGCTCGATAGTCTCGGGGACCTTTGAAAGCTGTACCGTTTCAAAGGTACTCCATTCCCGTGAGCGGAACCCGTCGGTGCCGAAGCCCGGCAAAGCCTTACGCGTTGCCGTCCTTGGCCTGCTGCAAGTCGGCGAGGAACAGCTCGCACCACTGATCGAAATTCTTCGGGTCCTGATCCAGCGCTTCCACGTTGTCGTTGAGCCACTGGTGGAAACGCCCCACCATATTCTGGAATTCGTTGTGCTCCAGCACGGCGAGGCTCTGTTCCCCAAGCGAGGACCGCGCATAGCCGAGGACGGCGGAACAGGCCATGTCCGCATCCACGATGGTCCCGTTGAGCTGGGCGATCAACCCCTCGTATTCGGGGTAATCCTCCACAAGTTCGCTGACCGTCTCCGCGGGGATCTGGATGCAGAAATCCCCTTCCTCGTCTTCCTCAATCCAGGAAAAACGGAGCCATTGTTCAAAAATAACGGCATTGAGCAGAGTGGACATCGCCCCTTTCATTTCATCGGAAAGGGCTGAAGATGGCGTGTTCATGAAAACTCCTTAGAGGGAAATATCCTTTACTATGGTCACCCGGGGCTCCAAGGTCAAGGGTTTCACCGGAATCCGGCGGGCGTTTTCTTTTTCCGCGAAAAAGCACATACATAATTTATTCCAATAAGTAACGAACATCCTGCACCAAACAGCTTGGTGCAGACGGCAAAAAGCGTCTTCCCAACGCCTCAAAGAAGAAGTCATGGCGTCAGTCGAAAAATACATCCTTTTTTATAACACGGAACGATTACAAAAAAGGCTCGGCCAGCTTTCCCCGGTGGAGTACCGAGAAAAACTGGCCGCTTAATTATCCCTTGCGGGGCTTTTACCTGTCCACTTGACAGGGGGCACACCAGGGAGGGGGATTTTTTTGTGTCCTTAGCCAGACTTCTTCGCAACGAATCGTAGGTGACTATACGCCTCCGCAAGCGATTCGGGAAACGATCTCGGAAAAAGTGCATCCCGGATGCCTTCAAGCATTGCATCCGCCGCATATATAAACGGGAGGCGCCCCGTTCCTGTTCCCATGCCGGGGAATGCCAGCGTTTTTATCCCATGTTCCTTTGCGGCGATTACTGCGGCCTTTGATGCGAGATAGGCCGGAGTAGCGTCGGTCAAAACACAAGGCAGGCGCATAGTCGGAGCTGATACGAGCCACGGGATCAAAGGATGTTCAGTAGGCACGACAAGGGCGCATCCTACGGGAAGCTCACGCATGGGCATTGCCTGTATCTTTTCCTGTAGCAGTGCCTGCACTCCCCACCCGAAAAACAGGGAGTACAGTCCATCGATACCCCCATCCATGAACCCAAAAGAATTCGCCGGGGAAACCACTGCATCGGTCTTTGCCTGTCTGATGTCGCCATACGTTATATGACATACCCCTTGGAGTTCAGGAAAGAACGCAAGCCTTTCCCGCCATGCCTGTACAAGCCCCGTGTCCACACCATAAAGAAGAATGTCCATTCCTCCTCACTTGCTGGCAAAAACTGGTTCTACAGGCCACGGGCAAGCCGGATCATCCGAACCCTCCCACGGGAAGCCCTCCTGCTGCGGCAAATCGCGGAGTGCTTGCCTATATACCAGCAGTGCGGCATAGTCTTCCCCGGTTATCGAAGTTTCGATATTTCCTGCGGTCTGTTCCTTGTGCCGTTCGACAAGCCACGTCGTCGCGTCAAGGCGGCGGTCACGCTCGGCACGGATGCGTGCGGCGCGGGCTGGCGTTGAGTTGTATTCGGCAATCCGGGCGGCTTCGGCTGCTGCTGCCTTTTCATCACGCCGGGCCTTTTCCGCTTCCCAGAGAGCGACGAATGGGGCAACATCCGCTTCATAATCGTCAGGCGTCAACGGGTGGTTGATGTCGTCCGTCCATTCAATATGACCGCTCCCTTCATGCCACTGGAGCGCGTGCATGTTCTCAGGCGCGGAAAAATCGAAGCACAACGCGAAGCCGTCAACGAAGACGAGATGGTCGGATGGGACTACAGTAACGTGCTGTTTCATAATATCTTCCCTAGGAGATTATAATGTTGTTGAAAGACCTTGTACATTTTATTCCTCGCCCATTGGTGTGTGGGTTACGGGCAGCCCAGATCCTTTTGCAAAAAAGAGGGCAAACCCGGCGAGATACTGAGGGTAACTGTACTGACGCAAACGGAAAACCTACTCTTTGGATGACTTATTCATCTATTGATTTTCTTGATAGCTACGACTTCTCTGAGGCTACCGTTTTTGAGTATGGTAGCGGCGGTTCTACTCTGTTTTGGAAAGAAAAGTGCAAAGCAATTGTATCGGTTGAGCATTACGCCCCTTGGTTTGAAAAAATGAAAAAGCATATAGGGGAAAATGTTCAAATTATCCAGCAAACAGACCTTACACGCTATTCATCTGAAATCGATAAATATGGGCTATTCGATATTATTGTAATCGATGGTGCTGAGCGAATGTCTTGTACTCTACGGGCTAAAGAGCATTTGGCAGAGGGGGGACTTATCATTCTTGATAATGCCGAATGGTACCCTAATTGTGCTACTGTGCTCCGGGAATCAGGGTTCACTCAAATCGATTTTTGCGGTTTTTCACCTCTCAACTCTTTTACAGAGATGACATCTCTCTTTCTTAAAGAATATATTCGCTTTCCTTATAGACCGAAGCCACCGCATTGGACTCCCATTGGAGGTAAAGCGTTGGATCATTTCCCCCCTGATGACATCCGTCCATAAACTAGAAGGCCCCGCCCTGCACGGGGCTTTTCTCTTTACATTTTCCGCGTTTTGTGCTGTTCTTTTTTCATATGGTGCCTAGAAACACCTTCGCTGGCGGTAGCCAACCCCGAAACGTGGCCTTTTTTGTGCCCTGTCAAGACTTGTATCCTCTTGGCGGTGGTATATCCTACGGACATTGACTCCGGGTGTGGGCTAATACAATACCGACTTGTCGGGAATATGCCCGCTGTCCAGCGACAGTTTCTAGCACCCGGAGCTTTTGCGTTTTGCGGGCTCCAATAGAAAAACTCGCTGGAGGCTCATCATGAGTCAGCTTTCCCTTGTTTCCTCTTCGGCCCCTTCCTTCCCTCCCCTAGCCTATAAGGGCACTCCCGTTCTCACTACCGAAATGCTGGCACAGGCTTACGAGGTCACTCCTAAGCAGATACGCCAGAACTTTGCCAATAATCGAGAGCGATTCATTGAAGGTAAGCATTACTTTTCCTTATCTGGTGAAGAACTCAAGGGTTTTCGTTTGTGCGTCGAAAATTTCGACTCACAAATTTCTACTAAGGTTCGTGTGCTCATCCTCTATACAGATCGCGGCTGCGCCCGCCATGCCAAGTCTCTGAACACGGATCGGGCATGGGACATGTACGAGCTTCTGGAAGAGACATTCTTCCGTGTGGCCCGTCCCGAACCCGCTCCTGTCCCTTCCCCCATCTCCCGCCGTACCGACCCCGAACGCAAGGCCCTGACCGCCATCATCAACACATGGGTGGGCATGGCCCCGATTCACTACGCCTCGGCCCGTGCGCAGGTAAACGCCCATTTCGGCGTCACTTCTGTGGACGCCCTGACCGTAGCGCAGGTTAAGGAGGCTATTCAGTGGGTACAGGCAAAGATTGACGCTCTCCCCGCTGTGCCTGCTCCCGCGCCTGCCCCCACGCTCCCTGCATCCAATGTCTACTACGACCGGGTGAAGGAGCTGGAACGCCTTGAAGCCAAGTTCATGGAGTTCGCCGGGGAAACCCGCTCCCGCCTTTCCGAACTCAACGCCGAATACATTCGTCTGAACCAAGGGGCTTACGCCGCCATGCTCGGCATGATTCCTGCGATACAGCCCGGAGCCAAGGACAGACTCATAGATGCCCTGGTCGTCCAGTCATACGATGCCTACAACTGGATTGACGCCGGACTGTCGCGCATGAGGCTGGCTATCGTCTCGGCACGGGCGGCAAACAGAACAATCGCAGAAGCGAACTAGCAAACAGGGCCCCCGGAAACGGGGGCTTTCTCTTACTCAGGCAGTTTCACGCAGTACGCCATCTTGTAGTACGGGGGGAGCGTATTAATCGTGTTTGCTGTTGCTGCGTGGGTATGCGCTGCTCCTGTGAAAGTATGTGCATGTCCAGCATCGTAGATGCCGTGAGTGTGTGGCTGGGTTCCGCCAGTATTTGCCATCATTAAATTGTTCTCTTCTCCTCCGGGCGTGTTATTAAAAAGCGAATACCCATTAGCTGACACTTTCCCGATCAGATAGGAATTGCCAACTGTGTGGTTATGACTCGGAATCTGCTCAATCCCAAGTGTGTGATCTAGTACTCTTATACCCGTTCCAGAGATAGCAATACTCCCGCCCTGCGTGGCGTTTTGCACCGAAACGGTCGGCGTCACCGATGTTGCGCCGCCTGTCTGCCCGGCGTCCCCGGAGTACGAAGAACACATCACGAATCGGTTTCGCAGGTCGGGTACCGATCCACCCCGCCCATCGCTGCCGCCGTCGCAGATGAGCCAGCCCGTATCGGGTTCGGACTGCCCCCAAAATATGGGGTTCCGATTGGCTTCTCCGCCCAGATTTACGTTATAGAACGGCACCACCTCGCCGGGAATCCTCCCACCGCCTGTGGCTGTAGGGACAACATACTTCCAGCTCCCCCATGTCATCTTCCCACCCGACACGGTTCCTTCCCTCAAGCAAAGCTTCCCCTCAGCGCAAACGCATTGCAGGCCATGCGTGCCGTCAGTGGAGAACTCGTTCCAGAACCAGAACGGGGCGTTGATTTTCGTACCATCCACAAGCGTGATGGACACGCTCCCCGTCAGGTACAGGCGCGTAAGGGACGACAGCCCATCAAGGTCCACCGTATCGCTGTCTTCCAAGAAATACCGGCTCGACGACAACGCCGTTGCCAGATTGAATGCCTGCCCTGCCGTGGACTGTGCCGAGTCGGCTGTCGTCTGTGCCGTGGCGGCAGCTTTTTTTGCCGCGTCAGCCGAGGCTTGTGCCGTCGAAGCCGTGCCCAGAGCATCGGAAGCCGTTTCTTGTGCGGACTGGGCCGCAGAAAGCGCGTTCCCCGATGTTTCCTCCGCCCCTGTCGCCTTTTCCAGCGCGTTCTCCGCAGTCGCCTTTGCGGCAGCGGCTTCGGTTGAGGCCTGTTCCGCAGTGGCGTTCGCGGCCTGTGCCGTTTCCTGTGCGGCGTTGGCGGATGCCACGGCTTCGGTGGCTGTGGCCTGAGCCGCATTCGCCGTTGCGACAGCTTCGGTGGCGGTCTGCTGTGCGGATGCAGCGGCTGACGTGGCGGTTTCCGCTTTCTCCAAGGCGTCTTTAGCCGTTTCAAGGGCATCCCCGGAATCCGTCCTGATGTCTTCAATCTCCGTCCCAAGCTCATTGAAAGCCTGTTCCGTCTGATGGATCATGGAAGGTCCCGAAAGCTCGCCAGTCCCGGTTCTGACATAACGAAAATCAACAAGTGCCATCACGCCTCCTAACCAACTTGGATAGCAAAAAACGTCCCATATGCATTGGGGATATATGGAGAAAGATCGATGCTCGATCCTCCGGCAGCATATCCGGCATTGGTCGCTGAGTACGCTGTGGAATACTGCCGCCAAACAAAATAAAACCAGCGCGTCGAGGGGTCCCCGGAAAGCGTGAAGGAGGCCGAATCCGGAGGGATTGAGCCTTGCTGGATCGTGGGAAACGCCGATACCGCGTTTTGCGTGGCGATGACGCAGTTTGCGGAACCGTCGAAGGAACCCGAACCGGTCACGTCCCCGGTCAGCGTGATGGAACGGACGGTCTGGAGCTTGGTTGCCGTTGCGGCATTCCCGGTACAGCTTCCTGAAGATCCGGATACCGACGTCTGTGCCGGGTGCCGGTGATCACCGCGCGCGTAGGCCGTTTCCGCTCCAACGGCGGCCGTCCCCGCGATGAGGGGAAGCGTCTCGGACGGTTTGGGGATGCTGTCCGTCGAATCGATGCTCTGGAGGTAAGACAGGAGGCTGACCCAATATGTTGGGTCCGTCCCCGGCGTGACGACGGCGGAGCTTTTGCCGTTTGCTTTGATGCACGCCCAGTACTCGTTTCCGTACCAGACGATGGCCGGAGGCGCATACTCGAGTCCAGGTTGATAGACCCACATGCCTCCGGACTGCTGCCAGTACGCAAATGCGGAAAGCTGATACAGAATGCCGTTGAAATCCCAACGGTTCGGGGCAATTCCTCCTTGCGGGATAGGCCGCTGCGTCTCGGGAGGAAACCCGGTTGACAGGGACGTACGGCCATTGCCTTCCTCGGCCTGATTCACCGGGGGGATGGTGTAATTGCCATTCTGGGCAAAAGGCATCTCCAAAAAATAAATGGGATACGGCATGGTTTCCTCTTTAGAAAAAACGCGGGGGATTGGCGAAAATGCCTTGGTTGAAGGGCTGCAACGCCGAACCGTCAAAACCGAACGTGGTCGCGGGGTCAATCTGATACCATTCCCATCCTACACCACCGCCGCGCGCCAGCAGGCCATAGTTTTGCAGGATCGCCGTCTGGATGGCATCCGCGTAGAATTCGAACACGACCCGAATGGTCATGTTCTGGTGATCGAGCACGTAGACCGTACCGTCGAAAAGCCTGTCGAGCAGGCTGTTGAGCGTTTCCGCGTCGCTTGCGGAAATGTTTGCCAACGCCTTGTAGAGGATGAGGAAACGGTACGCAGAGTCATCCCATACAATCTGCCCTTCCTCCGTCATCAGACCGCGCGGGATGCCCACAATGCGGCCCCATACGTCGAGCGAGACGCCCGAAGCCGTGGGAAGCCACACGAGATTATCAAAAATCAGATCGAGATCGGCGGAAGCGTCAAGCCTGCGCTGGAATCCGGCGACAAGCCCGGTCAGGTGCGGGCTGGCGGCGTATTGGCTCTGGATGGCGTCGGAAGCGAGCGAGCCCACGTCTGCGAGGCTGAACAGGTCCCCCACCTCGTCCATATCGCGCCATGTCGGTGTGCCCATGCTACGCCTCCAGGATAGTCACATTTTCGGTCGTCATGACCGGTTCCTGATCGGCGTTGATGGTCACCGAATCCCCGAACGCACCGGACCCAAGGGCGATCCGGATGTCATTCAACTGAGTGACACCATCGACGGACATCACCGAGATATAGAACCGGCTGGCGTAGACCGTCGAGGCAAGCCCGACGCGCGCGTTTCCGCCGGCAAGGGACTTGCCGAGGAAATCGGACACCACGGCCTCGGCAATGGCCTTTCCCGTGGCATCGCTCAGGCGCGCGGCGTTGGCGATGGAAATCCGGACGTTGAAGGCCACGGGCTCGGGACGGTACAGCTTGTACTCGTACAGCGCCCCGCCGTATTCTTCGGCCGCGTACGAAATGACGGTATTTCCGCTGGTACCGCACCCGGCATCCTTCTTCCGGTAGATGGCTTCCGCTATGTCGCCATCCTCGCCTCCATAGACGCACACGGCGATGCTGTGCCCGCCCACTTCAACGCCGTAGAGCGTTACGGGATCGGGCCCCGTGTTTTCGAGGACACGGCAGTCGAGCACGCCAGGGATGTTGGCCACAGTCCCGTAGAGCGCCGCCGCACTGCCGTGGGCGTTGTTCGCCACGGACGCGTAGCGGCGGGCCTCGAACTCGGATCGGGTTTCGACATCCCGTCCGGTCGCGCCAGCAGTCTCGTTATTCACCGTGTCCCAGCCTGCAATGACAGTGACAATCTGGGTCACGCTCCCCGCCGCAATTTCAACGGGCCCCGGCTCGGACACGCGAAATGTCGTCTCTGCCGTCCCGTCGTCGCCGATGTCCGCGGATGCGTTGCAGATAAGCGCATAGCCCTCAGTGTTCCGGACGATGGCGCCATAGGGAATCCGTGTTCCCCGCAGCCCCGTAACCCGGCAGGTGACTACCGTGGGTTCCGCGATTTTGCGCGTGAGGAAATAGATGTTGCCGAGCGCGTCCTGCCAGCGGCCTTCCGCCGTTTTCGGGTCGAACATGTTCGCGAGGAACAACAGTTCGGCGTTCTTGGCCTCGATTTCCGCCGTTTCCGCGTCGACAAGCTGGCCCGCCGGGGTGGACGGCTCGACGTTGAGTTCCGCTCCGGACCCCTTGAAGGCGTTTTGCCAGTCGTCCTGTACAGCCCCTCGGATACGGGCCGTTTCGGGTGCCGTGAGCCCGGTTTTCGGATCAAAGGTCAACTGAGACATCGGCCCCTCCTTCCATCGTAAAACGGACATCGCCGGTAAGCACCCATGTTTCCATGTCCACATCCTCGATATTCACGGCGTCGACGGAGGCCACACCTTCCACGTCAGACGCGGCGGAGCGCACCCGGGAAGACGTCACGGAACGGGCAAGCGGCCTGCCGAGCTGCGCGACGAACCACGGGATGCCCTCGTCCTGCGCGAAATAGGCATCGTTGGTAAAAAGCCGACAGGCGTTGGCGACATTCTGGGCGGTTGCGTACTCTCCCGTAACCACAGCAATGTCCCCTGATTCCGTCAGGAAAATATCCCATCGCTCATCGAGCAGCAGCGTGTTGGCTGTGTGCGGCATGATTGCCTCCTGCCGTCAGCATGACACAGGGGAAGCAAGGGAGGTACCGTGAACAAGATTCGGGGGCACGGAGAGACACTTGAGCCGCCGGAGCGCGCACCTTGGCAATCTTTCCAGAATCATATAGGGTTTGCCCAACGGAGGGATTCCCCCATGTTGCTGTTCGATGATGGAAAAAAGCTTGAAAAGGCCGTCGGCGAGGAAGCCGCAAAAGCCATCGTGGAAGTACTGGAACGCTTTGACGAGAGCCAACGCAGTGCCGGAGCCACCAAGGGAGATCTGCGCGAAACGGAACTGCGGTTGCAAAAAGAAATTCGGGAATTGGACCTGAAAGTGCAAGCGGAGAACGAAAAAATTCGTGCTGAAGTGTTGAAGGTCAAGTATGATCTTTTGAAATGGCAAATCGCCATAGGGTTTGCCCTTGTCGCTGTTATGGCCAAGGGCTTCGGCTGGCTCGGATTCTGAACCATGCCGTCACATATGCGAGGCCGGGAACCGCAAGGGACCCGGCCTTGTTTCATCCATGGCTTTACACCGCTATTGTGGCCTGCCCGTGCTGTCGCCGCCGGATTCCACGCCCGTGTGGGTATGAGTTTCGAGGGTGATGCCGTTCGACACGATGCGACCGCCGGTGTTCGTGAAGCCGCCCGTGAACGATGACCCGCCGCCCGAAGCCATTTCGCCGGTCTGCACGATGCGGCCCGTCACCTCCACCAGCGGGGCGTTGAGGGTGATTTTCTCGTCCGCGTTGACGGTGACGGATTTGGGGCCGGTCACGGTGACGGACCGCGCCTCGGGATCAAGATGAACGAACGTCTCCGGCGGCACGCCGAGGAACCCCCCGATGTAGAAGCCGTCGCTCATGTCGAAGGCCCGGAAGCTCCCGGCCTGTACCGGCTCCGTCTCCCCGACCCGCAGCGCCGAGCAGTCCTTCTGCGCGAAGACGGCAAGGCCCACGTCCCCTGGCTGGGGATCAATGACCACCGCCGCTTTACCGCACTGGAGCCGGAAGAACGGCAGTTTCGGGATACTCACGGGTTGAAGGGCGTTCCCGTCCGCCCCGCGCTGGCAGATGAGCGGGGTGGCCGAGACGTAGCCGGCCGCCCCGCCCGCCCCCGGTTTCGTGCAAGAGTCCACGCGCACGGGGAGGGCCGTGTTTATTTGCCGATTGATGATGTTCTCGACCAGAAAAGACAGGATGTTGAACCCCGAAGCCCCTGTGTCAAGCGTCGCGTTACTGTAGACTTCCCGCGAGGAATCTTGAGCCATGCGTCGCCTCTATCGTGGTTTCCCAAGGGCCTCCCTTGGGGTCGTAAGCGGAAATGTCGTGATCGACCTTGGTGATGCGCCATGTGCCGCTGGCCTTGGGCACAATGGTCGTGATCTGCACCTGTCCACCGCGTTGCACGGACGGGTTGAAAAAGCTCTTCACGATGATGCCGTTGTTGGTGAAGGTCGGATAGCCTATCATGCCCGTTTCCGGAGAGAGCAGGACGACGCTGCCGCCACGCAGGGACTCCCCACGAGGCAAGAGCGTCATCTTGTCGTCGTCGATAATGAGATCGGCCCCTACCTGTTTCGCCACAGCCTGCGCCTTTTCGAGCGGCGAACCGGAATAGACGCTGTTGGCAATGGAAGCGTCAATACCTTGATTGACGAAGGAAAACCCGGCTTCCTTGGCGAACTGCCCGCACAGATCGGCAGCCGTCGCCGTGCCGGACGAGGCCACGGGGCTTTGCGCAATCAGCGCGGCATACCCGCCCGTCATGGCCTCGAACTTCATTTCGACGTCCGGCGCACCGTTGAAGTCGGCCCACGCCGACATGATATTGCCGGAGAAGACCCGCGAGAGAGCGCCCCCCTGCTCGCCCGCTTCGATGAGAATGCTGTTCCCCGAAGCGTACCGCAGCACGCCGAAAGAGAGCGTGGTCATGGCCGCCATGTCGTCGAGCGACAGTCCCCAGATAGATACGGACGCCTTGTTCTTGTCGGGGAGTCCCATCTTGGAGACCTTGCACTTGCAGGCCAGCCCTTCGATGCGCCTTTGCATCCCCGAAACAGTGATGGTGACGGCTATGGTCTTTTTCGTGAAGCTCTGCGGCATATCTCCCCCGGCCTATGCCGCCCGGCGAAGGCGGTACTTGCCCAGCATGTTCAGGTCGTTTTTCAGGGCCAGCCGGAAGGCTTCGATCACGTCGACGTGGTACGCCTTCACGCTCCCGAAACGGCTGTCCTCGATTTCCCGGATTTCGTAATCCATACGGCGGGACATATCGGAAAGCTTGCGTCCCGCGACGGAGTACGCGGCTGGCGTATCCTCGAAGATGTCAAGAAACCACGGGATGCCCTTCACGGACTTGTAGTCCCTGCCCCGCCCAAGTTCGTTCTCAAGAGCCGCAGCCTTGCGGACGGCGGCGGAGGCGGTGGCCATTGCGGTGGCCGTCTTCCTGTCGCTGATCCATGCCTTGGTACGGATGGCCTCGTCGCGCTCGGCTTCGATGCGCCTGATGGTGTCCTGCGCGACCAGCACGGCGCGGGCAAGGATGGCTTCGGGGGTATCGTCAGGCTTGGCCATCAGGTAGCCGCCCGTCTTGCGGAGGGAGGGGATGACCTCATGCGTCACCCACCGCTTGAACGCCTTGGCTTCGGGCTTGCGGGAACGCAGGATGAGGGAATACAGGCCCGGTTCGGAAACCGTAACCATCATCTGTTCGCCAGAGGGGGTGTTTACTAGACACTCCCCCTTTTCGTCTTCATCAAGGTAACGGGTAGAATCCTGTTGCCGCCCAAGTTCCAGACAATCGCACACGTCTTTCGCCACGAACCACGGAGTACCCTGATCTCTTCTGACGACGCGAAGGGAACCGAACTTTTCATGCTCGAAAAGAGCCAAGGGGGAACTTTTCATCGCTGCACCTCCATAATGTTTTGGAGATGATGCCGCATGGCGGCGTGGGGGCACACCGTGAACAAGGTTCGGGAAAAGCTCTCTCACCTCTGGCGCTTGACATGGGACATGCGTTATGGCGTCCTACCCGGAAAGCAAGGAGCCGCCATAATGATGGACTTGAAGAGCTTTGTAGAAGAAACGCTGTGCCAGATCGCCGAGGGCATCCACGGCGCGCAGACGCGGTTGCGGGGCTCTGGGGCGCTCATCAATCCGTACTACCATGCTAAAGAAAATGGCCCTGAACGGATCAAGAACCCCGAAGCGTTTCATTCCCAAACCCAATTGCAGACCGTGGCTTTTGATATTGCCATTACGGCCAGCAAGTCTGGCAAGGCTGGAGGCGGTTTTGGCGTGGCCGTGATTGCCGCGAGCCTGAAGGCGGATGGGCACCGGGAAACATCCGATTCTAGCACATCGCGGGTTCGGTTTGAGGTTGTAGTTGATCTTCCTCATCAAAAACCTGAACAGCCGTGAAATCTATCGTGGGTTCCCCCCCCACCATGGAAAAACAAATGTGAAAATGGACAGGCTCGCCCTTGGGGACAAACCCCTTTAACTGCCGCAACACAACCTCAACCCAATAATTGGTATTTTCAACGTACATGCGGACCTTCCTTTTTCAGGATGATGCCCTGAAATCATTCTTGACATCCCCTCCATTGTGTGCCGGTTTTGGGAAAAACAGGGAGGGGAATATGTCCTATCTTGTAGCTTATGAAAAACAGCCCGGCGAAGCCTCCAATGAAAGGGAGGAGCTCAACCGCATGTATGGAGCCGGGTATATTCCGATCCGCCCCGGCTTATTTCTGCTCCTCTCCGGGCCTCATGCACAGCAGATCCAGAGCGACCTCAGCAGGGTTCTCGGAAACCTGTCTTTTCTGTTCGTTGCTCGCGTAACCGACGACTATGCTCTGCAATTTCATCCTGAGAATAGCGATGTGCAAACGCTTCTGGAAAACGTGTTGCCGCGTCGGGGTAACATTGAATGAGGAGTGCCCTCAGCCCCTCCATCTTTTTGCTCAAGAAACCGTCATATTCGATAAACACCCCGTTCCCGGTGGGGATGATGCGGGAATCTTCAACCGCAAGATGAAATCCCCTTTTCAGTTCCATTGCGTTCATGCGCTACCTCCTTACGTGCCAATACAGCACATTGAAAAAGGATAGCCCGCAGGACAACGGGGCAGATACCGTGAACAAGGTTCGTGCAGGCAAAAGAAAAGCCCCCGTTTCCGGGGGCCCTGCTTGCTAGTTCGCTTCTGCGATTGTTCTGTTTGCCGTCTTCACGGCACGAATGGTGGTTCTCATCTTCCCCGTTCACGACAGCTAGAATTTCAGCGCGTCGGGCAGCATCTCATCTGCCGAGACGTACAGCAGTAGGAACCGCGTTCCGAGCCTGTCGTACTGCGGCGGCTCGTCTCCGAGCGTGTCCCAGAAATGGAGCGAACCCGAGAAGCTGAGAGTCGGGAAAGGGACAACGGACGCCCGGTTCTGGCATATCGCCCCCCGGCATACTGTTTCGCTGTCGACTTCGAGATCGAGGTACATGCGCCGCCCGCGCTGATAGAGCGTGATGCGGCATTGCTGGTCGTCAAGCACGACCTGAAAGGTCTGGGCGGGGAGTGCAGAGAGGGTGATATTTTCCATGACCTATTTTGTCGCATCAAAAATTAGAGAGTTGTGCGGCTGCACTTGTCCAGTATCAACTTTCGACGCAGATGTAGCCCGCTTCGGACTTCTGATAGCCGCTTTTGACACCTGAACCTTGACCTGCCGCACTTCAAGCAAGTGCAGCTCCGCAACAAGGAGCGTGGCCCCTTCGGTCGCCGTGCGCTTCACGGAATAGCTTTCGATATTGAGGAAGCGGTATTCCTTGTCGGGCGTGACGAGTGATACAAGTTCAGTTCCGGACGCAAGTTTGTCGAGCGACGCGAGCAGGGCCGCATGGCCGTCTCTCGATGCGCTTGCCGCCACTTCGACGATGATGTCGAGAGGACTCGCTACCTTGTTGTAGGAGGCGAAACCACCCTCCTCCACCGGAGATGTGAGGAGCTTGGACTCGTTTTTCACGTCCAGAGAAAGGAGCGCGTCAAAGAGCACGGCAACGGTGCCCTTATCGTTGATGAGTGCCCACTGAGGGGAGGGATTGGCTGGCGTCATTTTTGGATTGTCCCTGTCTGCGCGGCGAAAATAAAGTCATTCATCCTGTTCCCGAAAACTCCGGCAATATCCTGCGCATCTCCGCCGGGGGCGTTGATGGTAACCGTTCCGACACTGACGTTCGAGTTGATGTCCGTACGGGAATTTGACGTTTCATTCCTGTTCATCGCCTGAGCGACGGCAACCTGCTTCCAGTCGGGGTTGTAGGGCATCGTGGCATGGAGAGCACCCTCCAGCTCCCGCTGCTTTTCCCTGCGCGCGGCATCGGAAACCTCGGTTGGCATCCCCGCTGTGTACAGGTTGGCCTGTGCCAATCCTTCTTCTTGATTTTTCTTTTTAGACTCCTCATCGAGTCCCAAAAATTCGAGAAGCTTTTGACGTCCCTTTTCGAGATAACCAACCATCTTTTCAAGCGGGGCGTTGATATACTTATCGATCCATCCCTGAATGCTTTTTGTGATGTTCTCGGCGGTCAGGCCCCATTCTTCAAATTTCTTCTTGATATCATCCCAGTTGTCATAGATGGCCCATCCGGCGATCAGAAGCAGCTGCAAAAGCCCGAGAAGGATATTGGCTCGGGATGCCTTATTCATCCCCGTTACGGCCCCTGTTATTCCCTTAATCCCGGAAGCGATGCTTTGGGTGATGCCTATAATGGCTTTTGATGCGATGAATCCAGAAACGACGCTCGCAATGCCTTTGCATACTCGCTGGAGTTCGGGTTCGCCTTTGGATCCGAACTTCAAAATGATGTCGAGCAGCGGACGCGCATAGTGGACGGCTGAATCAAGCAACGCAAGAAACCTGCCCGCATGGTCTTTCAGCCCCTCGAAAACGCCTTTTCCTATCGCTTTCAGGTTCGCCAGCGCCTTTGACAACTTCCGCGACAGCTCTTCGGCGGTTCCGAACTGCGCCCAAAAGTCCTTCCAGCGTGAGCCTCCACCGGTTGTGTACGCATAGAGATCGTCTATGACGAGCGCCAAGGAACCGAGCGCTGCAAGTATGGCGAGGATGGCAAGAACGACCGGGTTCGCCGCCCACGCGAGGAGGAACTTCGATGATGCTGCCGTGAGTACGGCGAAAAAGCTTAAAACAAACGGCTCATGCTGGCGCAAAGAGCGGAAGACCTCTTTCGCGCCGTCCGCGAACTTTTTGATATAGGGTATGAGCGCGGTGAAGAGCATGTTGGCGACGCTCTGCCCAGCCTTTTTGAGCCCATCCATAGCTCCGCTGAAATCCCGGGCGGCGTCCACCTCCCGCTTCGTGTAGGCGAAGTCGCGCATGTCGCGCATCAGCTCGTCAACGGCCTTGCCGCCCTTCTGAATCAGGGCAATCGTGCCGTCGTCGATGCCCATCTTCTCAAGGATGGTACGGCTGCGGGCCGGGCTCATGCCCTCAAGCCGCTTGGCGAGATCGGGCAGAATATCAGTGAGGCTGCGGATTTTTCCCCGTGCGTCGGTTGCCCGGATGCCGAGCAGGTAGAGCATTTCGAGGTTTCCGCCCCCTCCGGATACGGCGGCCTGACGCATCCCCTTGTCGAACGACGCCAGCGTGGACTGGAACGCGGAGGCCGAGCCCCCCGCCTGCTCCACCGCCGCGCTCCATGCGTCGATCTCTTTAACGTCGCGGCCCAGCTTGTCGCCTAGTGCGCCGAGCTGCGTTCCTTGAGCGATGAAGTTGTTGAACATCCCGGCAAAGGCGAAGGCACCGGCGAGGGGGGCGGCTATGTTCTGGATGATGCTCTTGACGCCGGAATCGATGCTCTGGCTTGCCTGTGACATGCCCTTTTTCACGCCGGAAGGGTCGACGCCGAGCGTGATGAGCAGGGAATCAATGACCGTCGCCATGTCGCTTCTCCGCCTGTTTATGGATGATCCATTCGTTGTAGTCCGTCACCAGCAGCACCTCGGCCATGTCGAGCGCGTCCTCGTAGCCGTAGACCGTATCCAGTTCGTGCAGGGTGGCGGCCTTCCGGGCTATGAGGCTTCCCGTCAGGCCGCCCACGTTGGCGAAGTCCGCTAGGCCCTTGGCTTGCGCGGCTTGCCGATATGCAGATCGGCGGGGGAGGCGGACGGGCTTTCGCCGAAAAAACCGAAGTTCAGTTTCGCGGCCTCCACGCGGAGCTTGAACAGCGTGCGCACGTCCTCGATGTAGCCGTCCACGGTGTCCGGGGTACAGCGCTGCTCCACGCCCGCGTCGGTGCGCGCGCAGCAGGCCAGCAGCTCGTCAAGGAGCGGCTCGGCCTTGTCGTAGTCCACCTTGGCGAGCGCCTTGATCCCGTGCTCGGACAAGAATTTCCCGGCGCCCTCGACGCTGCCGCCAAGCCCTTCCAGCCCTTCGGAGCCGGACAGCAGGAGCATGGCACGGATGATCCACCGCTCAAGGCGGGTGGCGGGCATCTCCCGGATGACGAACGTGAGCGGCCTGCCCCGGTCTTCGATGGTGACGGTCGTTTCCTTGCGCATAGCTAGACCTCCGCCGTGTCCATGTTTTCAAAGTGGAAAACCCACGTAGTGGGGTCGAGCACCTTCTTCATCGACGGGAACGGCACGCCGCTTTTCATGACCCCCCGCGACCATGTGTAGACCTTTCCGATGCTCGGCACGGTGACCACGAGCGTGCACTCGTAGATGCCCCGGACCGTCTTCATGGCCCGCCAGACCGTGCCGAGGCTCTTGGCGGACGGGGACGCCGCCTCAAGGGTAACGGTCACGGGGTAGATGACGGGTGTGAAGCCCGCCACCATGCGCCCGTCCACGCCCATGCGGGTCTCGGTGATGTCCACGGAATCCTGTCCCACGGACTGATCCGTGGCGAACATCTGGAGTTCGATCCCCGAGGGGAAAAGCTGGTCCACCGTGAGCACGGCGACGGCGTTTGCCGATGTGATGTCAAATCCTTCAAGACTCATGGGAACTCCTTACAGAACCGCCGTACTGGCGACTTCGATTTTCTGGACGGCCCCACCGTAGGTGTACCAGAGGGAAATGATCGGGCTCTCGCGGCGCGCCCGGACGCTCGCGCCGGGATCGAGGATCTGGATGTAGTAGCCTTGGGTGAACAGCTCTTCGGAAATGTCGAGGCCGGCCTCTTTCGCCACTTCGGATTTCTGCGCTTCGGAGAGCGTCACGCCGGGTTCCATCACGCCGTTGGACAGGGCCTCGTTCACGGGGTCCATCATCCACGAGCGCAGACGCGTATAGCCCGCGTCGGTATACGGGAGGCGCCCTGTGGAGGTGAGCCCGTCCATAAGCGCCACCTGAAGCCGGTTGTTGAACCAGATGGAGTTGATGAGCGGGTCGAGGTAGCCGTAGTCGGAAGAGGACAGCACACCGGGATAAAAGACGTTGAACTCGGCGTTGCGCGTGGCGAACTGGCCATAGTAGTTGCAGTTCTTGGCGTCGAGCGCGGCGGCCTGCGCCTCGTGCATGACCGTGGCGGCAAGCCCGGACTGCGACTTGAAGGCGAAGGTGATGGTGCCGACAGGCCGCGTCCATGCGATGGAGGCCGCCGTACCCATGACGAAGGCGGCAAGGTACACGTCGCCGTAGATCATGGCGGTATTGTCGTACTCCCCGGCCTTGACGACGCTTGCCGGGTCGTTCGAGACGGAGGGCTCAAGGGCAACGGGAACGGTCGTGTAGCCGACATAGACATAGCCGTAGTTCGCGGAGGCCCAAGCCGCATAGTCTTCGTAGTCTTCGGCCTCCCACAGCGTGGAGAAGGTGACGAAGTTCTGGGTGACGGCGAGGACGGCGGCCATGTTTTCAGCGACGGTCATGGCGTCCGCACCGACGGAAACCACGGCCCCTGAGGACTCGGTGAGGCACAAAAGCGCGGAAAGGTCGGTGCCTTCGGAGGCCGGAGAAGCGAAACCGAGGGAAGCGGAAGCCCCGCTATCCGTCGTCGTGACGGTAAAACCGCCGGACAGACTGCCGTAGCTCACGGTAATGCCTAAGATTTTGGACTGAATGGCGGCCGCGACATCGGAAAAGGCGGTGATGCCCGACAGGTCGATGCCCGTGGCCGTGGTTTCCGAACCGTTGACGGTCAGAACGAGAGCTCCGTCGGTGATCTTTTTGAGGTCGGCGATGGACGCCGTAACCCTTGCGCCGCGCAGGGTAGCGGAGATGGCGGCGTCGACGCGCCGGGCGAAGAACAAGGCACTCGGGGAGACGAACTTGTTCTTGTAGCCGTTGAAGTAATGCGTGGCGGCCACGTATTCCGCAGACTGGAGCCCGAAGAAGGCTCCCACAGAAGCGGCGCTCGGGAAAGACCGGACGATGGAGCCGGACGGCAGAAGCGGGTTCTTGGTGAAGAACAGGCCGTTGGTTTCGAGCGTGTCGCTGCCCCCGGCGATGACGCGGGGATTGACGGCGACGATGTATGATGCGGGGATCGGCATGGATCAGGACTCCTATGACGGTTTATGGTGGACATCCACGTTTTCGAGACGGGAAACGCGGGCCTTGTCGAAATGGGGGACCGGGACGGACACGCCGGACCACGCGGCGAGGTGCAAGGTGATGATGCAGCGCTTCACGAACTGGTCCGAGCCGTCCACATACTCAACGGCGCGCACATCGTCTGCGTACAGGCACGACAGGCCGTACGTCCTGAAGAAGGCCACGCCCACGGGATCGCGGGTTACGGTTTCGATACAGGCGGCGCGCTGCATGGCCTTGTCGTCGTCCGAACAGAAGTCGATCTGCACGTCGATGCGGCGCAGCGTCCTTACCTCCTGCGCTTCCGCGTCCCCGCCCGCGTCCGTGGTGACGTTCGTGCCCACGCGGGTCTTGTTCATGACGGTCATAATGGCGTAGTCGTTGGTATCCGGGGGCAGATGCTCCCGGTTTTCCCATCCGCGTATGATGTTGTCTGGAGACATCGCCGGAAGCGCGTAGGCAAGGATGAAATCGTACACCGCTGCATGGACGTCCGGCTCGGCAATGAGGCCGGGGGCTTCGGGAAGGCCGCTCATGCGCCCTCCCCTTCCCCGGAGGCGGACAAATCCGGGCCGTTAACCTGAAGGGTCACGCGCACCTTGCACCAGCCCGCGCCGGAGAAGTCCTCAGGCACGCCGGTGACAAGCCACCATGTGCCGTCGCGTTCCCGCCGGAACATGTCGCCGCTGCGGGCCAGCGGGCGGACAATCCCGGCGGGCCGGGCTTCAGGAGTTCCGCGCAGGTAGAACACGCGGGTGACGTCGTTCTCTCCGGCCTTCTGGGCATGGTACAGCTTCTCGTCGGATTCGCTCTGCACCTGCGCCATGATGGATATGGGCGGCGCGTAGACCGGAACGATCTTGCCCTTGACGTTTTTCTGCCCGGAGGAACGGTACCAAAGCATCGCCTCGTCAGGATGGACGGCGGTGACGGCTCCGCGCACGACGGCATGGAGATCAAGGCCGAACATCACGACTCCACCTCGTAGCTGATGGATTTGAGAAGGTGCCCCTTATCGATGAGCGTTCCCTTGCCCGCGCCTTTGGCGTTCTTGCGGCGTTTGGTCGATTCGGCGTTGTCCGGGGCCAAGTTCGACTTGATGGTCGCGACGATGTCGTCCTGTATCTTCCTGCCAAGCAGGTTGAGCCCGCGCACGACGGCATCCCGCTCGTGGGCTTTCGTGAAAACCGCATCGGCGAAGGCTTTCGCCCATGCGTCTTCCTGCGCCTGCACCGTGGAACGCATGAAGGGACGGGCGGGAATGGTGATCGTATGCCCGCCCACGGCCACGTCCTGCGCGAAGTCGCTTTTGTCTTTCCTGACGAAACGGTTCCCGACGGTTCCGTCCCGGTTCCGCTTGAAGTACAGCGTCTGCGTCCGCTCCGGAACTTCCACGGTCGCCCCGAACTCATTGTAAAAGGCGTAGGTGGCCACGGACTCGCCGTCTTCGCTCGTCGCCCCTTCGAGCACACCGACCTTGAGGCTCGCCGCCTGTTTCGAGACGGCTTCAAGCGCCTTCTTCCACTTCCCGCCGCCAAGGACATGCGCGTTCGCCATACCTACCCCCACGGATGATAGCGCCTGACCGCGTAGTAGCGTCCGCCCGCAACGTAGGGCTGGACGGCCTGCCAGAAGGCCTGTCCGCACGGCGTCTGGTTGTAGAACGCCTTCCCCGTCGCCGTGGGCACGGAGAAGCTCGCGGACACCGAACCCTCCGTGGCGGAGGACACGGGCCCGGACTGGCCCACTGGCCACAAGGCCAGCGTCGCCAAGTGGCAGACGAGGAGGTACAGGAGCGTCTTGCGGATCATGACGCCGTGGACCGGGTCATAGGGAACCGGGGAAGAGTCCGTGTTGTCCAAGAGCAGACAGGCGACGTCGAACGCCTGCCGAAGCTGTGCATCGGTCAGGAGGGGCTGCCCGGTCTTCGGATCGACGAAGCGCGGATAGGCCTCCCGGAACTCCTGCGGGTCAAAGACGACCACGGACACAGGCTAGAACCCCGCCTTGCTCTGGAGCGGTTCGGTCTGCGCCTTGGGGTCGTTCTCCACGTCCACGGGCTCCAGCCCGTTGCGCAGTTCCGCCCTTTCGTCAGCCTCGTCCACGGCGTCGGCCTTGCGCGCCTGCGCGAAGATGAGCCCGGACTTGAAGATTTCCATGTGCGGGCCATAGGTCTTTTCAATGTACGCCCAATCGTCGGCGTTCACCCGCGTCAGCCCGAACGCGCCCACGGGCAGCACGCCTTTTTCCTTTCCGCGCAGGCTGGCGGCGTTGCCTTCGATGAGCACCTTGCGGCCATCGGGCATGGGGAACGTGATCCCGGTCGTCCGGTTCAGAGCGACCATCACGGTATCCGTCTTCGTCGCCTGCGTTGTTTCCGGGGCGGTATTCTTTTTGGGTCTGGCCATATCTCTGTATCCCTCCGTTGTTTTGATCATCATGGCAAAAGAGCCGAGACGAAATCACCGTGAACAAAGTTCATACTTTTCATCCACAAAAGCCCAGTCGTGAGGTGAACGGCTGGGCTTTCGTGGATGGGGCGGTCTTGCTGCTAAGCTCCAGTCATTTGGGCAAAGGCAAAGGGCATGAGCACGATGCCGCCGTAGGTGGTGCCGACGAACTTCTGGCGGAAGCTGGAGAGGTCGGGCACGACACGGCCGGCACGCATCTTTTCGCCGAAGGCCAGCGTTCCGGAGCGCTGCCCGTTCACTTCGGGGGCGATGAGGAACATGGTTTCCCCGGCGGTCATGCTGTGCAGTTCGGGGACGGTCACGATGTCGATGCGGGTGAAGTACCGCTTCAACATATCCAGCACGGACACGTTGAAATCGGTAGCCGCGCCGAGGCGAACTGCCAGTTCTGGGGAGAGGCAGAGTTTCAGCGGAGTATCTTTGTCGATAAGGCCGCTGGACTGCTCGGAGAGCTGCGCGAACAGGGCGAGGACGTCATTATAGATCTGCACCGTGGTCTTGTCGGCCCATTTCGTGGAGCCGCCCGTGCCCGTGGCCCCTGCGGTGATCGCCGCAGGGAGGTTCGGGTCGTTCAGGATGCCGTAAATTTCCTTCCCGGCGACACCGAGCAGATAGAAGCGGTTCTGGTCGATGTCGATGACGTTGGCCGCCGCGCGCTGCTTGGAGGCCGCGAGGTTGACTTTCGCCGTGCTCGACATGTCCACTTCAAAGTCGCCGTAGGTGATGGACGTCTGGAAGACGTACTGCACGCGGGTCTGCCATTCGGAGTTCACGCCCGAAGTCGTGCCGTTGGCATAGTCGGAATACGGCTCGGTCTTCCCGGTCATTTCGTCGACGCGCCACTTCATGTACGGGGTCGTCCAGTCGCCCTTCTTCTCTTCACCGAAGATTTCACGGGCGCGCCGGGGCGCGGTCAGGATTTCGATGACCATCGGGTCGATATACGCCAGAAGCTCGGCGGGGACGGTCGTGTTCGGCGTAGTGATGAGCGCGGCGTCCTGCGCGATGCGTGCGCGGTTCTCCGGGGTTGCCCACATGCGGGCGCCCGGGAAGATGAAGCCGTAGCGCTTGGCCTGTTCAAAAGTCGGATTCATGTAGTACCTCCTACGCTCCGGCGGCGGCTGCGCCGAGGTTGGTGCGGGCCTGTTCCGCAGTGGTTGCGCCAGTTCCGCCGTTGGCCACGCCGAGCGCTCCGGTGGCGTTGCTGAAATCTTTCTGCATCAGGTTCGAGGTGTCGCCGCCGGATCCCGACGCTGCGGCCTGCCCCCAATTGCTGATGATGATCGGTTCTCCGATTTCGCCGGGAGTCTTGACGACCCACCCCGTATCGAGGTGCGTCCCGTCGGGGGTCCCGGTGCTGATGGAACCGTCGGCGGTGGAGGCAAGGACGGCCTGCCCCACCGTGGCCTTGGTCGTGGAAACGGCCCAATAGTCGCCCTTCACGGCGACGGTGAGGTTCGAGCCTTCCGGGACGGTCAGGGTGCCGTCAGAGAAAATTTCATAGTTCACGTAGTTGATGACGCGCTCAACGAAGCCGAGCACGGCTGTGGCAGTGCCCGCGACGTTGGTGGCCCGCGTATTGTCGATCACGCCGGAATCCACAACCGGGAAGACGAAGCGCCCAACAGGGAGGGCCACCGCCGCCAGAGGGTTGAGCGGGGTGTAGATGCTCTGGTCGGGCGTCGCTTTATCGCCCGCAACGCCGGGAGCGACGGAGAGATTGACTTGGGACTGCAAAGGCATGGGGTGCCTCCTATTCGGCAATGGTGATGTTGGAAAGCCCGGCGAAGCTGCCGGACATGCGCCCGACGGGGGCCGCGTCACGGGCAACGGAAGGAGCCGCCTTCTGTTTGCGGAGGATATCGATCATACCGGGCCATGCCTGCCGGGGATACTTGCGGGGATTCTCCCCAAGCTGCTCCAGCGCGTAGCCGTAGACGTCGGACGCGGAGTCGAAGGACAGCGGGTCAAGTTCGCCCACCAGCCCGCGTACGTCGCGCACGGCACGGGTGAGGTTCCGCATATGCTCCTGCGTTTCGGCGACTGCGGATGCCTTGATGCGTGCGGCGTCCATCGCGGTGAGAGGACGCGGACCACGGCGGCGGAATGCCCTGTCCTGAGCGGTTCCCTTGTCGTCCGGGTCTTCATCTCCGGTAGCCGGGGAATAAGCGAGATCGGCGAGGGAGTCGGTCAGCTTCTTTTTCTGCTCCGGTGTGAGGTCGGGGACGGAAGCGAGGATGCGCTTAATGGCCGCGTCCTTGTCCTCGTCCTTGCCAAGTTCACGGCGTTCGCCCTCGGATTCGTGTTCCCGGTCAAGCTTGCGCCGTTCCTCGGGGTTCCGGATCCGCTCCTCACCGTACTTGACGCCCTCGGCAAAGGCTTTGCTCTCCTGCGGGTTCTCGGCGTCGAGGCCGCAGGCATCCATAGCCTTTTTCATACCCTCGGACTCATGCTCACGGTCGAGCTTCCTGCGTTCGTCCGGATTGCGCTCCAGTTCCTCGCCATACTTCACGCCTTCGGCAAAGGCGCGGGACTCGGCGGGGTCTTCCGCATCAAGCCCGCAGGCGTCCATAGCTTTCTTGATTTCTTCGTCCATCGCTTCCTTTTTCTCCGGCTTCTCGTCGCCTGTTGCAGGGGAATAGGCCAGATCGGAGAGAGTATCTTCGAGCTTTTTGGCCTCTTCGGGCTCCATGCCTTCGGACAGTTCGGCGACGAGCTTGCGGATGGCTTCCGCCTTATCCTCGTCTTCCGTGATGTCCTCGATCTCCCCGGTGACGGGGTTTTTCTTGTGGAGGCTCAAAAGGATATCCGCAAAGTCCTTGATGCCCTGTGCGGATTCGACTTCCTGCTGTTCCACCGCAGGGTCGCCATCCTGAGCTCCCCACCATTTCCTGAACTTGCCCATAAGCGTTCCTTTTTTCGTTGAAGTTGGATGAGAATCCGCCACCACCACGTCCGGCCCGGCCCGCCCTTCTTCGACCAGCGCGACGTGGTTGCCTCGGATGTTCCGCATGATGAAATCGTAGGGGGTGCCCTCGTAGCTGCCCGGCGTGAAATCCGGGTCGTAGCGGTAGGCGCAGGAGAGTTCCCGGAAGGAACCGTCTTCGATGGCGTCGATGGCGGCCCGATCCCACACGGTCAGCGGCGCATCCACATACGGCGGGTTCCAGACCGCGCCCGTGCCCACCGCGCCCACGCGGGTGAGCTTCTGCGGCTCTTCCGCGCTGTCGATGTGGTGCTCAATGTGCAGCGGCAGCCCGGCCCATGTCTCAAGCGATGCTTGAAGTTCTTCCGGGTCACGAAGCCCGTAATAGACAGCCTCGGGGTCAAGCCCGGCTTCCTGCCAGCCCGGAATCTCCCGCCCGTAATAGGGGTTCACCGTCGCTTTCGTGATGTGCGACGCCCCGACGTGCAGGAACCCGTTCTCGTCGGTTTCCCGCTGTGAGGGGTACGCGTCGAAGATGAGAGTGGTATTCATCGCTTCGTCCTAAAGTTTTTGCCCAGCATCCGGCAGGCCTCAACGCTATGTCTGCGCTCGTAATCCATGATGGGATAACTGATATGAGGCGGGAGAGGGGCATTCCGAAATTGGGGGTTGCTTCGGAATTCCCGCTCCTCGAAGAGAGCCAACCTGTACTCTAGGGCCTCAATACGTTCTCTCAGTGCTGCTACATCGCCTTTACTGCTTTCCCAGAACATTACTTCTCCTAGTCCCCGAACTCAGGGATTACCGCTCTGTACGTACATTGGCACCCCGGAAGCTCGCCGCAAAGCACCTTGCGCTTCACGTCAGAGTCGTAGAGTCCTTCCGTGATGACGAACTTTTTCCCATTCATGAGCTGGTGGGTATGGCGGCTCGTTTTCTTTCCCGGCACATGCACCCAGATGCCTTCGGTGATGCCGAGCTCTTTGTCCTGCACCCGCTTGATGGCCTCGGTCGCCTTGTTGGACTGGTCACGGGCGATGAATTCGGCCCGGCGCCGGGTAATCTCGTACCGCTTGTGCAGTTCGTCGGTAAGAAAGGCCACGTCCCGGCCCATGCTGGCGGATCGCTGTACAAGCCCCGTCACTTCCGTGAAATAGTGCTGCGGGATGGACTTGATGAGGTTGACGTTTTCCTCGAAAAGAGCCCGCGCCACGTCGCTCATGGCCCTGCTTCTATCCATCCTCACCGTAAAGCCCGCATCCTTGAGGGCCTGCCTCATGCTGGCTTCCGTGCGCCGCCTCGTACTGCCCACGAACTCCCGCGCGAAACTCTCCGCGCTTTCCCTCCACCGCTTCGTCCAGTACCGGAACAGGCGCTTGAGGCGGTCTTGCAGGTCACTCGCCGGGGATGCATCTTGTGCTATCCGAGTTTCCTGCTGCCGATACTCAGCGCGCAGCCACCAGATGACGGAACGCTGCATCTCGTCGAGGAGAGATATCAGCCGCTTCCGGTATTTCGCCCGGATGCCCGCGTTGGGCTTGATGGCGCGAATGACCTTAGCCATAGACGGCCCCGGCCTTATCCACATCGTCGATGTCAGGCATCAATCCCTCTTCCCCGGCTTCCGGCAGTGCGTCAGGCATTCCGTTGCCCTGCGGCACTTCCGCTGGGTCTATGTCGGAGAAACCGCTGTCCGGGTCACTGGCAAGGGACTGTCGGGCCTCTTCCTGAGAGATGACATCCCGATCCATGTAGACGGCGATGGTATCGGCCTTAGTCTTCTGGAGCGTCGCAAGGGCCGCCCTGTCCTCTCCTCCGAGGGGCGCGAAGTCGAACGTCACGGACGGATCGATGGTTCCGCGCAGGTGAAGCTGGATACAGTCGAGCGCCTTCTTGATGCCGTCGCGCAGGACTTTCTCCTGCTGGCTCGTGATATGGTCGTAATAGTTGCGGATGTCCGATTCGCCCGTGGCATTGAACCCGGACGGGCTGATGCCGAGCAGCTTGACCGCAGGGGTGCGGTTCAGGGCGGCGAGGATTTCAAGGGACTGGCGCACAATGTCGGTTACGCCGGAAAGCGGCGTTTCCAGCTTGACCACGTCTTCCGATTCTTTGTCGACGGCAAGCACGCCGTCATTGGTCATGGTCTGGATCATGTACCGGATGCGGGTATCGATCTGAGCGGTTCCCCCGGCTGAGTACAGGATGTCTTCCATCTTCGTCTTGAAGACGGTCAGCGAGAACTTGGTCAGGAGCCGGGATTCGGCTGCGCGGCACTCTTGAAAGTGCAGGACATAGTCCCAAAGGATTTGCGCCTGCGGGATGCCCAAAAAATTGTAGGCGGGCCGGAGCAGCACCGGGCATTCGTTCGCCACCAATCGTATGAGGCGCGAGGCGTGTACCCGCTGCCCGAGCACCCACCACCAGCGCGGGCGGAAGTAGTCGGGTTCGAGCGGCGAAAGGCTGTTGTAGTCGCCGGGGAAAACGTTCACGGGGTCGATGACGACGAAGCGCAGGAGCCCGCCGGGTTTCAGTTCCGCCGAGTACGGGCTGATGTTCAGCGGGCGCTCCAGCTCTTGCCCGATGGCCCCGGTGTCGATGAAAAGGAAGGCCCCGCCCTCGTACCCCACAAGCTCCGTCGCTTCGTGGAAAAGACGCTGGACCCCCAATCTCTTGCAAGCCTGTGCGAGGTCGGTAAGCAAAGCGTCATCACCGCCCTCCCCTTCGCGCTTGAACTCAATCCACTCGCGGGTCATGTCGTCGGACACCGTCTCGACACAGGCACGGATCAAACCGTTCTGGGCAAGGTTCTGGAGGACGCCGTAGCCCATGAATTGGGGCGCAATCCCGACTCCGAGCTCAAGGGAATGCTGGAGCAGGGAATAGACGCCGGAGTCCGCAAGCCGTGCGTCCATCGCAAGCTGCACCTCTTCGGGCGCGCCGAGCGTCTTCGCCGGACCGTACAGCCTGCTGATGTCGTCGGGCGTAGGCGGCAAAGGTTGAGCAAGGCCGCCGCGCACGTCCGGGGAGAGATTCAGACGGCGCGACGGCTGCACTTGCGGAGGTATGGAGGTGGCATGTCGATAAGTGCGCTTCTTGCTCATGGGAGCATCATGCTACGAGCGAAGAAGGGAAAACACCGTGAACAAGGTTCGCATAGGACAAAAGAAAAGCCCCCGTTTCCGGGGGCCCTGTTTGCTAGATCGCTTCTGCGATTGTTCTGTTTGCCGCCCGTGCCGAGACGATAGCCAGCCTCATGCGCGACAGTCCGGCGTCAATCCAGTTGTAGGCATCATATGATTGAGACGCCAGCGCGTCGATAAGCCTATCCTTGGAACCGGGCTGTATCGCCGGAATCATGCCGAGCATGGCGGCATAAGCCCCTTGGTTCAGGCGGATGTACTCGGCGTTGAGTTCGGAAAGGCGGGTTCTGGTTTCCCCCGCGAACTCCATAAACCGCTTTTCGAGATCAGTGAGGGCCTTCATGCGGTCGGCGTAAATTGAAGAGGCGGGAAGCACCGGGGTACGGGCGGGGGCGGGCACAGCGGGGAGAGCGTCAATCTTTGCCTGTACCCACTGAATAGCCTCCTTAACCTGCGCTACGGTCAGGGCGTCCACAGAAGTGACGCCGAAATGGGCGTTTACCTGCGCACGGGCCGAGGCGTAGTGAATCGGGGCCATGCCCACCCATGTGTTGATGATGGCGGT